TTTGTTCCATCTGTTAAGTTTGCGAAGGTATTAAATGTTGCATCTCCAACCAAAGCAATTGCCTTAGAAGTAGTTGAATCATTTACTGTCCACTTATCTGTTGATTCATCCCAGAATAGAGATGCATTTGTAGAACTACCACGCTCAACTTCAATACCTGCGTTTACAGCGGGAGTGCTTGTAACGTTGCTATTTAAAACAATAATATTATCTTCAACAGCAAGAGTTTCTGTGTTAAGAACTGTAGATGACCCTTGTACTGTTAAATCACCAGTAACAATAAGATTGTTTCCAATTGTTACGTTGTCTGGAAGACCAATTATTACTGTTCCAGTTGAAGCAGAAACTTCAATTTCATTTGCTGTTCCTGTAATTGTGTGAACACCAAGATTATTAACTGTAAGAGTGTCTGTACCTGCATTTGTTGTTAAAGATACGCCAGTTCCAGCAGCAAAAGTTAGAGTGTCGGTATTGCTGTCTGCTTCAATGTTTGACTGACCAGCAACTGCTATTGTTTTAAATATATTTTGTGAAGAACCTTTATCATCGTTTGTTACGGTAACTGCTCCACCTTCTGATGCAGAAGACGAAACTGTGATTCCTGAGCCAGATGTAACAGATGCTACGTAGTTACCTGTTGTATCTGTGCCTAGTGCAACAGAGTCTGCTGCAATAGATGCGGTAAGAGTTGCACTTGCAAGATCTGTAATTGTTACAGAACCTGTAAGATCTCCACCAAGTGTAATTGTAAAATCATCAACATTAAAATCTAATGTGTTATCTCCGTCTTGATAAGTTACTGAAATACCAGACTCGGTGTTGCTTGAAACCATTGCGCCAACAACATCTGAGATATGCTCGTTTAAAAATGATGTTGAGGCTTCAGTTAAAATATTTGAACCGTTGACGGTTGCCGTGCTGCCCTCAACGACCAGGCCGTTTTTAATTCGGAAGTCTTTGTTGACTGTTGCCATCTTTTCTCCTTATGGGTTACGCCTTAAGTCCCGTACGGTAGTACCTTACGGTCATAGGGCTAAGGACGGGGGTTACCGTCATGCTAATTATACCAGAACTTAATGAAGCTGAAATTGTTCCAACGTCACTAGCATTGTTCTTAACAGAGCCAAACTCTGTTATATTTTGATTGGTACCATCAAAAACTAAATTCATTTCAAGGCTTCTATAGGAAGAGCTTGAAGCATGAGACAATTGAATTAAATACTTTGTAGTTCTAAAAACCGAAGTATCAATAGTATCAAATATCGTTGCAGACTCTATACCATTTATAGTTACTGAGTTATTTCCATCCCCGCCCAAAGAATCGGCACGAAACGAAGTCGTATCAATGAGGTCAACAAAGTCTGCTCCAGTAGGAATGTCTCCAGTTTCAAACTTGCCTTTTAATGTAGTTATGGGAACAATTGCCATGATAATTGATTATATCACAAGATGATAAAGCTGGTACCAATGACTGCTACGCCAATTCCTTGTGATGGCGGAATAGAAACACCAATATTTTCAAACCTAACCCTAAAAGGATACACGCCTTTAATATCTGCTGTGTAAGAACCTATGCTAGATGCTTTAGATTTAGAATAATTAACGGTATTTAAAAATACCCTTCTTGCCTGAATATCTTTAACTTTAGCAACAGGCATGATTAGCTTTCGTAAGGGCCAGTTACATCTTCAATTACTGTGATTGTTCCTTTTGCTACCGTCCAAGTTCTGGTAGCGTCAGATAGTTGAATATCAAAAATATCATCAGTCTCTAACAATTCAGATTCTTCTGCATCAAGAGCAACTGTAAACTCTCCTGCTTCATCTTCTGCTGTTATTCCTGGACTTACTGAGACAATGACTTCATCATCTTCAGATGGTCTTACTATATCCATAGCAATATCCCATTCTGTAATGTCGAGTGGATCACGATCTTCATCTGTTACAAAAACTCTAAACGCTGTGGTATCTCCACGAACAACTGTCCAGGATATTTCTGGAGGAGATGTGCCAATAGAAAATGATTCTGAACCCGATCCTCTATAGTTTGTCATTATGATAATCCTGCTTTCAAAGAACCCCAAGTACCATTGCCCTTAGTTGCTCCTACGATAATTATACCTGTTGTTGCATGTGACTTTGCTACCACGCCGATTACACCACGTCCACCATTATCAACGGCTGCTGGTATTGATGTTGTTAGCCCTCCGCCCGATGCAACGTAGAGTCTAGCACCTACAGAAAAAGCTGAAGTATTTACGTCACTAAAAATTCCACTTACTAAAACAACACCATCACTACCATTAGTAATCTGTGCTTCTGCTAATCCAATTACGGGAAATGTTGCAAGCGTATCTGCATCAGATTTTGCAACTCGTGGTTTGCTTGTACCAAATCCAGAAATATAAACTGGTGCTGCCTTTGCAATTGTTGCACCACTATTATTAACAACCTCTAATGTATGATACGGAACTCCAACGGTAGATAAAACAGCATCAACTGCCTCCGCTAAATTTTGAATATCTTCGTGTACGTTGACTGGATCTGATGCTAACGGATAAGGAAGATCATGAACATTTGTTTCTGCTGGCATAGTTATTATATTATAGCACCTTCAGAACTTGACTAAATACATTTTTTTGTGTTATACTAGGTGCATAGCACCGTAAAATGGTGCTATTGCGTTTCTAGGAGGAAAACTTGAGAGACAAAAAAATACTATCGGGGGTTCTTGCAACTGCATTTTGTTTGGTTATGGTTTTAGGACCACAGGCTAATGCTTTTGTTAAGAATAACTTATCTAAATGGATTCAGCCTAACTTGATTGCCGCTGACAAGGCGGCATTTTTGATATCTGATTCTAAAAAGAGCAAGGTACTTGAAAAGTATGAAAATGCTCACAGTTTGACTGACAGCCAGTTGGTTGAATTACTTAAAGCAGTGGGTTTCAAAGGAAAGGGTCTTAAGACCGCTTGGGCGGTTGCTAAGACAGAATCCAATGGTCGCCCGTTTGCTTTTAACGGAAACACCAAAACTGGAGATTCCTCTTATGGTATCTTTCAGATTAATATGCTAGGCACTTTGGGTCCAGACAGAAGAGACAAGTTTAATCTTGATCTTAATGCTGAACTTTTTAGTCCAGTCAAAAACGCTAAGATTGTCTATCACATGACAAAGGGCGGTACTGATTGGAGCTCATGGTCATCTTACAATAAAGGTGCTGTGAATAAGTGGCTTCATAAATTCCCTGGTTAATTTTAGGGAATAAAATACCCCGCTATTTTTTAGTAGCGGGGTTATTTTTTTAATTATATATTATGCTGGATAGCGGATGATGACTATACCGCTACCGCCGGTGTATCCGGTCAGAGTTCCACCGTTTCCGCCACCGCCACCACCACCACCAGTATTAGCAGTTCCGTTAGAACCTGCGGCTCCTGAGCCACCGCCAGTTCCTCCGCCACCAGTTCCACCTGCTCTTGTTGTTCCAGTATTTCCACCACCACCACCGCCACCTGCATAAGTAACAGATGAACCAGCAATAGATGTTGCTACACCATTACCGCCTGCGCCTGGATTATTGCTTGCAGCATTTGCGCCAACCGCACTAGCACCTCCGCCTCCGCCACCGCAAAAGGTTGCACCTTGAGCAAATCCTGTACCACCGGCATAACCTTGATTCGCAGTTCCAGCGCCACCCGCAGCATTTGTTCCAGTTTCTCCACCACCACCGCCACCACCTGAACCACCTGTTGAACCCGCGTTGTTGCTATAACTTCCGCCTTTGCCACCAGCCGTTGATGTAATTGAACTAAAAACTGAATTATTGCCATTGGTTTGGGCAGCACCACCAGCACCGACTGTTACTGTGTAATTGGTTCCATTATTCAATGATAATGCCGTTTCAAGTGAACCACCGCCACCAGTTGCAGTTACAGTAGAACGAAGTCCACCTGCACCTCCACCACCAGCAACTGTATTTCCACCGCCACCGCCACCTGCAACTACAAGATAATCAACATTAGAAAGTGCCTGTGTAGGTGTAAATGTTCCTGATGAATTGAAGGTGTGAATGAAATATGTTCCATCATAAACAATTGTTCCACCTGTTGCTTTTGCTGTGACAGGAGATAATAGATATCTAACTATTACTATTCCAGAGCCACCAGATCCTGCCGATCCTCCAGTATCATAGTGTCCTCCACCTCCGCCACCAGTATTTGCAGTTCCAGAAGTTCCGTTTACTGGAGCACCACTGCCAGCACCGCCTCCGCCAAGACCGCCAACACTGCTTCCTCCAGCACCGCCTCCGCCGCCAGCATAATATCCACTGTCTGCCCCAGTTCCAGTTGCTGATGCCCATGCAGAAAAATCTAATCCATCTCCACCCTGTCTTACTCCATCAGTATTTCCTGGTTCACCAGCACCGCCTCCGCCTCCGCCCTGAGCATATCCTTGTGGCCCTGAGCCGCTGTGACCATAACCAAATGCTCCATCAGTATTTCCTTGATTAGATACACCACCAGACCCATTTGCAATTCCACTACCACCTCCTCCAGAACCTCCAGGATGACCATCTTTTTGAGCAGCATGGGGATTTTGCCATCCGCCACCGCCTCCGCCACCATTTGAAATTACAGAACCAAAAGATGAATTGTTGCCAACACTTCCTCTTCCAGCATTGTTTCCAGCGCCTGATCCACCGCCACCAACTTCTACTGCATAGTTAGTGTTTGCAGTTAAAGATTTTGATAATTGATATGAAAGACCACCAGCACCACCACCGCCACCATACTGAGAACCACCTCCTGCTCCACCTGCTACTACTAAAACATCAGCGCTCAAAGAAGATGTTGGTGTAAAAGTTCCTGATGATGTAAATGTGTGATATACGTAATTACCAGAAATTACAATTGTTCCACCTGTTGCTTGTGGTCCTGCAAAAGTCCTTAACCCACCATAACCTCTTGCAGAGTTGTTGCCCAATGTTGCAGATAAAGGCATTTATTTGATCCCCCTCCTTATGCAAACTTGGTTTGTGTCTCTAATACCGTGAAGGTTGCTGATGCAGTTTTAATAATTGTAAATGAATAGGCATCAATTGATGAAGCATTCCCACTAGTAATAGCAGCAGGAACTTTTGGAGTTACTGTTGTACCATCTATTTGAATAACGTTTGGATAATATGCAATACCTCCATTAGTATTAAGCCATACTGCAGTAATTGCATCGCCAGTAGCTAATACGTCATTAAGTGATGTTGAGGAGCTGTGTCTAAAATTTAATGTGTGATTTGCTCCAGCATTTGCTGTGTAATACCAAACCGAAGCAGTTGCTAAATCAAAATTAACTGTACCTGTAACAGCAGTGCCTGTAACCACGTTTACATCTTCCTCCAAACCACGAACTACAGACTCTACTAATGTACCTCCACTAATTGTGGGTGTATTGACTGTAGGTGAAGTCAAAGTTTTATTAGTAAGAGTTTGAGTTCCTGTTAAAGTTACATCTCCTGCTGCATCCCAAGTTAATCCTGTTGCAGTACTTGTATCAACTTTTAAATATTGTCCATTACTGCCAGTGGAAAGAATTCCTGCAGTATTGTCTGCAGTACCCGCAATTAAATCACCTTTTGCATTAATTGTTGTTGTTAATATTGCATTTGTCTTTTCAATGTTTGATGCATTAAAAGTAATAATTTCTACAACATCGTCTGTTGAAAGTGCTGGAGAAAATCCAGTAATTGATGTA